TGGACAGTACCCCAGACTAGGGTATGATACTAGGGTTGCCAGTATTAAAGATACTGATGATGGCAAGGTAGACATTACCTTTGAACGACTTGCATCTTGTGATTGAAAGGAGAATATAAATGGCTAAGAATATTTTTGCAAAGACTGTAGATGTAGACAATGCATATGCAACCTATCGTGTGGATAACCCTCGCAATGGTATGTATTTTGAGTGGAAGGTATTGAAGGCATGGCAAGGCCGTGACAAGGAAGATACCAAGCCCTACTCACGTTGGTTCTGCGCTGTCAAATCACCAATGACCCATGATAGCTGGGAGATGGGTGACGTTTATGTCTCTGAAATCAAACAGTTAGCAGACCTTATTGATGCAACACCTGAATGGAAATCTTATGAAAAAGTATGAGGTGATGGCTATAGATGCGGTGCAAAAAGTATACATTGTCCAAGCGGAGAGTGTAGAAGATGCCGTTGATATGATAGTGGAGCAGGACGTAGAGCCTGTAGACACAGAGATAATGATATCTGAAATTGAAAGTGTAAAGGAGATTAGATATGAAAACTAAGGGAGTTGTAGTACCCTCACATGAACTTAGTCAGATGGTGATTAACCTTTGGGAAGGTTACTATCACCTCAAGAGTATTGACTGCCACATTTCTGCCGAAAATCTTTTGGATATTATACGAAAGTATGATAATAAACTTAGGAAGAATGGGCATTGGAGGGATAGTGAAGTATGAGATACATAGTTGAGATACTGCTTACATATGAAGTGGATGCACCTGATATGCAACAAGCACAGACCATTGCTATGCAAAGAGCAATAGACCTATGCGATAGCGAGGATGATTTGTTTTCATACATAGACAAGGACATGAAATGTTTATCGTCTATGGTGAGAGATGTATCTATAGTAGATAAGGAGATTGAAGATGTTACTACATGAGTTTTATAGTGATGAAGATTGCAGCCGTGGTGATGGAGCCTATCGTAAAGCCTCAGTCTTTAAGGAGACTGATGGCTCTTACACTGTAATTATGATACAGGACGCAGCAATCGTAGAGGAACGCAACATCACTGGACACAGTGAGACATACGCTGAGAACTGTGCAGAAAATTGGGTGCTTGGAGTAATCAAATGATTACTGAATGTCATACATTATTGTGTGTATTCAATCAGTTACCAACGCTGGACACAGAGGATTACTTTGTGTCTGGTGTCTTAATGTTATACGCCGTACTGATGGCGTTGTTTCTTTACTTAACATGGAAGGATAAGTTATGAGTAGTACATACCATTGTATGGTGATGGGTACTGTTGTGAGACACATAGCGGTAGATGCACCAAGCGTTGAGATTGCAGAGATGGAAGCCATGAAAGAGTGGAAGTCTCTGACAGGTGGAGAGTTCAATACCTGTGAACTTGTTCAAATGTGGGAAGAAATTGAGAAGGAGAATGACGATGTTTGACCCTGATAAAACTTATGGCATAACTGTTTGGGATATGTCGGTAGCTGTAGTGGATGTTGAAGCTGATGATTACATTCGTAATGAAGATGGTAGTATCAAGCTGTTTAACATACCCCACTTTGACTACTCATACATTTGTGATGGCATTGATGTAGATGACCTGTATGAACGTGAAGAAGGAGGTGAGTATGATAAAGCTTGAACTGACTAGTAAACACGGTGGCAAACTATTTCTTGTTGGAGATGTATGGGCTGTACATCAGGATAGTAAGAAAACTGTTATTCAAAATGGTATGAATAACAATGGTGGGTTTCACGTTGAGGAATCATACGATGAAATAGTTGGCATGATAAATAAACAAATGGGTACATACCCCTTGACAAAACCTAAGAGGTATATTAAGAATGCTTAGACATGAAGAGTTTATGAAACAGAAAGCAAAGGAGTTATATGATATGACTACCAAACAAATTACAATCACACTTGAGCAACGCCGTGAACTTCTGAGCGTTTACAATAACATCAAAGATGCATTGCAGTATGCAGATGATTGTCGTACCCTAGAACTTAGACACTTGGACAAAATGGAAAAGGCTATGTTCTCTTTGAGAGAGATTGTTAATCTTGAACCACAGAAAGATAGTGATGGGCATAGTATGTGGTACGCTGACTATGTATTGAAGGAGGACGTAGATGAAAAAGTTTAATTACACAGACCATTCGGAGGTTCCAGATGTTGAGTTATCTCTTGTTGAAGATTGTGCTGATTGCCCTGCTAGTCAGTTGGACATTAGCGAGATAAATGAATTCTTAAATGAGTATCACAATCACTTTGATGGTCAGCCCTCTTGGGAACAAGAGTGGGAAGACTTTGGCGAAGTGTATGATGACGAACCTGCCTACATATAGAGAGGAGTATTAGTATGCAAAACCTTTGGGAAAAAGATAAGAAGCGTTTGTTCAGGGAACTGTATCAACAGTACATGGATGAGGGCTATGATTCCAAAGAGGCTAAGAAGTTAGCCAGTGAGGAGGCAGATGAAATCTATATAGACAGCGAGGGCTTTGCCTTTAATCTAGCCACGATGGAGGATAGGGATGACACCTGAACTGTTAGAGGAATACACTGGTGACACAGGCAGAGAAGCTGTCATCTATATTGTAAATGAAAAGCTTAGTATGTGGAGGTATTCATATGAGATACTGCTTGCTGAGAAAGGAAAAATAGTAGGTAAACATGAAACAGATATGCTTGAGTATGCAAGGCAACTTGCAAAGCGTTGGATAAAAAAGGGAGAACTTACACATGGAACTAAATGAATATCAAAAACTAGCAATGAAAACCGCCATCTTTCCAGAGGACATGGGCATCTACTATGCTTCACTTGGATTAGCAGGTGAGGCAGGTGAGATTGCAAACAAGGTAAAGAAGTTTATCCGGGATGGACGCACACCAGAGAAAGAGAAGCAGCTTGCCGCAGAACTTGGTGATGTTCTATGGTATGTCGCTTGTGTCTCTCAGACTTTGTCTATTGACCTTGAGGATGTAGCAAAGGACAACCTATATAAGCTGGCTGAACGTCAACGCAATGGAACCCTACAAGGAAGTGGAGATAACAGATGAGACATGAAGATATATTATACACAAATGTAGAAACTGATTTTGATTTAGATGGATACTTTGAATCTGAAGATTGTGAGAAAGTTTATATTCCACATCAGTTCTTAATTCGTGCAGTACACAAAGGTGTTGTTTCAAGTTTGTTACATTCCCAAACACTATGGGAAGATGAGGTTATAGAATATGAAGACGATGAAGATAGTGCGGATGAAGGGTATGTCAGAGATTATATGAGGGTTCAGCTTGGCCTGTCATTTCTAACAATTGATTCCGAATATATATTGGAACATAAAACACTGATTCTATTAAAGGAAAGGTTTTCATTTGTCCCTGAAGCATATAATAGATACATGGATGATATGTTTTTTAGATGTAACTCCAGTAAGTTCGGCTCAGTACATAAGGATGATGTAGAATGGAACGAAGGTTTTGATGTGGAAAAAGAAAAGAATAAACCATTCTTAATGTACCATGATTGGCTAAACGAAAAAGATAATGACGGTGTATCTAATTATGATAAATATGTAAAGGATAAAAAATATGAAACAGATAAAGCTTGAAAAGACTGGCAAGTTTCCTTATAACTTTGAACAGACAGATGATGCGAATGAATGGATAGAGGACAGGGCAAGGCTTGCCAGAGCCATAGGACTACAGACAAAACAGACTGAGCGTATGCTGTATGTCCTTGACAGGGGTGAGGTGCTTGCCTTATACTACTATCGCTAAAACAGGAAGGAGATGTTATGCAGCAACAAGAACCATCAAAAGAAATAGGCCGTGGAGAATGTAATGCTTGCGGCTCATCAGATGGCAATGTCCTATTCAATGACGGACATAAGTTTTGCTTCTCATGTAATACATACACAGGTAAGAAAGGGGATGACCATATGAATGTACCTAATCAAACAGCACCTATTCGGGGTGTCTATCAGAACCATTTCACCAAAGGTCAGGTCAATGCGTTGTCTGACAGAGGCATTAGTCAGGAAACCTGTAGGTTCTTTGGGGTTGAGTCGGTTCGTGATGCAGCCGGACAGATTACCAAACACATCTACCCATACCACGATGCAGAAGGCGCACACATTGCCAACAAGGTCAGACAGGTACAGACCAAGGGCTTCAATGCAGAAGGCACACTACCGCAAGCAACTCTGTTTGGTCAGAAACATTTCCAGCAAGCAGGTAAGTTCATTACCCTATGTGAGGGTGAGGTAGATGCTATGTCTGCATACGAACTGATGGGTTCCAAGTGGCCTGTCGTGTCTATCAAAAACGGCGCACAGTCTGCCTTGAAAGATGTGAAGGCTCAGTATGATTACCTCAATAAGTTTGAGACAATCGTCCTATGCTTTGACAACGATGAGCATGGTAAGAAAGCTGCCAACGCAGTGGCTCAACTCTTTGAACCCAATCGCTGTAAGATTATGGACATGGAGTACAAGGATGCCAATGAATATCTCAAGCACAACAAGCGTGAAGAGTTCAATCGTGCATGGTGGAATGCAAAGCAGTATACACCTGCAGGTATCTTTAACCTTGCTGATATCACTGACCGTATGTATGCTGAGAACAACAGGGAAACAGTACTCTATCCCTATCAGGGATTGAATGATAAGCTATTCGGAATGCGTACTGGAGAACTTGTTACTCTGACAGCGGGTACTGGTGCTGGTAAGTCAAGCCTGATGCGAGAACTTATGCACCACCTATTGACACAGACACAGCACAACGTAGGTGTATTTTCCCTTGAGGAAAACATTACACAGACTGCCTTTCACCTGATGTCTGTTGAGGCTAATGACCGTATCTACATTGATGAGATACGAAAGAACTACACGATGGAACAACTCAAAGCCCTTGAGGATAAGACCATCGGCACTCGCAGGTTCTTTGCCTTTGACCACTTCGGTTCAATGACTACAGATGAGATACTTAGCCGTGTACGTTACATGGTCAAGGCTCTTGACTGTAAGTTCATTCTGATTGACCACCTATCCATCCTTGTATCAGGCTTAGAAGGTGCAGATGAACGGCGTAACATTGACCAGCTTATGACTAAGCTTCGTAGTCTGGTAGAGGAAACGCAATGTGCAATGTTACTTGTCTCTCACTTGCGTAGAGCATCAGGTGACAAGGGGCAGGAGGAAGGTAAAGAGATTTCTCTTAACCATCTACGTGGCTCACATAGCATTGCACAGATTAGTGATGCAGTCATTGCACTAGAGCGTGACCAGCAAGCAAAGGATGAGACACAGGCTAACACAACTACGGTTCGTGTCTTGAAGAATCGTTATGCAGGTGAGACAGGTGTAGCAACCTACTTGCTTTATGATAAACAAAGTGGTAGGATGTCGGAAATTGACAACCCATTTGAGGTTAAGGATGACGCAACAGAGATGGAGGATTTCCTTTGAAAGTAGCACTAGACATTGAGACAGATGCGATTGATGCCACAGTGATACATTGTATCGTGGCTCAAGACTTAGCATCTGGTGATGTCAAGAAGTGGTACGGTGATAACATCAAGGACTTCGCTGCTTGGTCTGACAATGTGAATATCTTTGTCATGCACAACGGCGTGTCCTTTGATGCACCAGTATTGAATAAGCTAACAGGAAGCAACATCCCACTTAGAAAGGTGAGAGACACGCTTATCCTGTCTCAGCTTCTTGACCCATCACTGGAAGGTGGACACTCACTCGCAGCATGGGGTGAGCGTCTTGGCTTTCCCAAGATTGAATACAAAGACTTCTCTTCTTTCAATGAAGAGATGCTAACTTATTGTGTCAACGATGTAGAACTTACAGTTAAACTGTACCAACATCTATTACCTATGCTAAAGAAATATTCTAAGAAGAGTATTGAATTAGAGCATCAGGTAAGAGCCATCGTTGACAGACAGGAACACAATGGTTTCAAGCTTAATGTTGTTGAGGCTTC